GGCGTTTGCACTGCGGCACCATCCCTAACGACAGGAAGGCGTTTTGGTAGCGAGTCAGAGGATTCGTCAGAATTCTCTGACGAAGTGTTTTTAATACTGTTCTTGTTCTTGTATTGGGTGTCTACCGTTTTCGGGAACCTTTTACCCGTTTCCGGGAAGGATTTTCCCGTTTTCGGGAATTTTCTTCCCGCTTCCGGTTTTTCTAAAATCCAGGCAGAAATATCAGTATTCACCCCTACAATTTTCATCATCCCTTGCTTCTGGCTGAAGATGATTTTTCGCTCAGCCAGAGACTTGATAGCGTCAGAAACATGGGTGTCGCTGAGCCCCGTAAGTCCAGCAATAACAGTGTTTGTCACCCTGTCCTGCTTCTTGTTCCATCCATAGGTGAGCCAGATAACCGCCTCAAAACATTGCCATTCCCGCCCAGATAATCTAAGGCGAGGTTTAAGCTGTTGGATGTCGTTGGCTATCTTGGTGTAACCGTTGGACAGGTCGGCCATGTGACCTCCTGTTTGCTCTGTTTGCTTGGAAAATAGGTTGATGATTTCCGCTGTATTCATGCTTCACTCTCCCATCCCGCTTCCCTCAGGAACGTCAGGTATTCATCCATGATCACCTTCGCATCCTGGTGCAACTCTAAGCCGGGTGTGTCAGAAACCAACTGGAGGAACTGCCTTGCCTTTGCCGCGCTAAATTGCGGTAAAGCCGCGCTGCGGGTTAATTTTGATTTGCCTGATGCCTTTGCCTTATCCATCTGGCGAGAGGCTACAGAAACAGCCTGAGGGCCATGCTCGCGGGATAAAGCAACGGCTGTTGTGGCGGCTACCTCACCGGAGCGAACCATGTCCAGAAGAGGCTCATCGCAACTCACGAGGTCGATATGCATCACCACATCAGAGACAGAACGCTTAACCTTCTTCGCAATTTCAGCATGCTCCCAACCCTGATTAACCAGGCGCTGGTAAGCATTTCCTCGCTCGATAGGGGTTAATGGCTTACCTTGAGATGATGTAACCATGAAGGCGATACGATCGGCATCTGTGCCTACGAAATCCTTACACTCAATGCGAAGGATGGGGTGACCAGCTTCCGTTGCTGCCAGCGCACCGTAATAACGATGGTGGCCGTCGATAATCTTGATGCCCTTCTCAGTGACTTGAACCGCTAACGGTGGAATGTACTCACCGGCAATGAAAGCATCACGAAATTCACCGACGTGCTCCTGGTCAATTTCGCGAACGTTGAAACCCGGCTCAACGTATAGCTCAGCAACCGGCACTATGTAGGTTTTGTTCACTGCTGTTCCGGTGCCGTTCTTCTCTTTCTGCTTGTAAAGTTGGGAAAGCGTGGTCATAATTACTCCTGTGAATTGATCCAGTGATTCAGCCCTAGAATTGCATGGTGATTTGCTCAGAATCCTCGGTGGCAGCCGGGGATTTTTTCTTTGTAAGAACCGCTGCAACTTCCTTCGCCAGTCTTGCGATATCGTCATCAACGACACCCCACTCCAGCACCGCAAGCAGCATAGCCATCTTCGGCAGCCAGCTCTCTTTCCATCTGGTGATCTGCGCTTTATCGACGCCAATCTCTTTTGCTACGTTGTTCCCGCCCTTAAGAGCGATTCGGTTGAGCAACCAGGACTCAATGCGCCGGGCATTGACCTTGTTGCGGTTAATTGAGTTTTCCATTTGTTAAATTCCTTTGGTGTTGAAATAGTTAGATATACGCATTCGGTGATGCGTTGTTGTTATCTCCACACGGGCGGAGAAATGAGCCAGTAATGTTAAAGAGCGGTGTGACTATGCTGCTTTGTTACTTGAAACCTTCCGAACGGGTGGGAAGGCTATTGCTTCTTTGGTTACAGGCTTAGGGAATCTGAAGTTAAGGGACGCATTGGCGATATCACTTGCCTTTTTTGCCGACGCGCCTCGGTATCCATAAGCCAGCTGGTCAAGATTTCCAGGGGTGGTATTTGCAAGCATTGCCAGCTTTTCCCAATCCTCTCTGGAAGCCTGTTTCCGCCAGCGAAGCAGATCATTCATCTGCTCAAACTGCTTTTGGTTGGTTTCCATAATTGCTCCATCTGCTAATGCACAATAGCAATATTAGCTTTGTGCTAAATTTAAATCAAGCGAGATTTTAGCTTTATGCATATTTATCACCGTGCTAAAAAGTGGGAAAATTTATGCATGGACATAAAAGACATCAGGCGGAACAACCTCCGCTACCAACAAAACTTAGCGATCAGAAATGGTCTATCTAAAGCTGACTTTGCAGAAAAGGTCGGCACATCTGCGTCCACCCTAAGCCAGATCCTCGGGGATAAAGCCGTTAGAAATCTTGGAGATGAGCTAGCTCGCAAAATAGAGCAAAATTTAGGGTTATTGCATGGCTGGTTAGACCAACCTCATCCAGAGTTAGATGAAGCTGAAGGTCGTGGCGAAGCCAGGATTATCGGTGGAATTGAACCCTGGGATAACCAGACATCACTGGACGATGATGAAGTTGAGATTCCGTTCCTGAAGGAAGTTCAGTTGGCTGCAGGGGCGGGTAGCGCTTTTAGAGAAGATCACAATGGATATAAGTTGAGATTTGCTAAGTCTACACTTCGAAAACTTAACATACAGTTTAGTGATGCTGTATGCGTAGAGGTTATAGGAAATAGCATGGAGCCTGTCTTACCAAACGGCTCCACAGTCGGCGTCGATACCGGATGCAAAGAAATTAAAGACGGGAAGATGTACGCTATAGACTATGGAGATTTGCTGAGAGTTAAGGTTCTTTATGCAATGCCAGGTGGCATGATACGCATCCGGAGCTACAACAGCGAAGAGCACCCAGAAGAACTTAGACCGGCTAAGGATATCCGAGTGATAGGCCGCGTTTTCTGGTCCTCAGTCACCTACTAAACCTCGCCAGCCCCACCTCAAACCCGCCAAGTGCGGGTTTTTTATTGCCGAATGTAAATCAGAAAACCCACCAAGCTAACTTTTTAAGCATAATAATCATAAATTTAGCACCAACAGCTAAAATTTTAGCTTATTCTGCTTGCGCTTAATTTAGCGTAATGCTAATTTTATCCCATCAGCAGGACGCACCACCGAGACAAGGAACAGAGTCTCAGCTCTTTAACATAGATGGGGTTACTTCTCCCGCCCTTGTGGGAGACCAAAGAGTAGTTAGCTTTGGGGTGCGGTGAAACAGGAAATGATTCGCAGGCATCGAATATCAATCGGGATACGGCGGCGCTGCCACTCGTTAGTAAGTCGATGGTGCCTGGCATGATCAACCAAGCGAAAAGACCAGCGGATTTTGTGGTTCGATTCCACATTCACCACACCACCAAAGCTAACCACTGGAGGACATATGACCAATTTAATCGCATCAAACAGCGTTACACGGCGTTATCTGAAACGTGGTGAGCTGATGGCTAAACGTCGGGCAGAAGCTGCTCAGAACGAAGCGCGGAAAGCAGAATGCATGTCACGAGTAGAGCGGGCTACTTCACTGGGTAGCCTTCGCGATAAACCAGCTCAGGAAGAGATTACAGAGCGTAAAAACCGCATCTGGTACAAACAGCCTGGCGAGCGAGGCATTACTTGCTCAGGTCGGCAGAAATCACGGGGTAAGAGCATCCCGGCTTATTTTGATTGAGGTGAGAAAATGGCACTTGTTTATTCTGTATTGGCTGGAAAACCGGATTCTGACGGTGATGCTTATTACGAAAACATTAAGTTCGCCGATGATGCAGACACCATGGAGGGTGCTTTGAAAATCATTCAGAACAATAGGTTATTCACCTACCCAATTTGCCGGGTTGAGGTGACAGGATTCGAGGCTGCCTAATGGTGGACTTTTTTATTAGAGAGGGTAAGAGAATGACATCCATCCGATTAACGAATGCACTTCGCGAACAAATCGCTAAAAACGCACTAACAAAGTCCGGAATTGTTGCAGCACTTGAAGCCTTGCAGGTTAAGCGCCATGAGGTTGCAAGGGATGCACGCGTCTTTGCTTTTGGTGGCGCAGAGAAAACCTCAAAGGCTGATAAGGCGTATGAAAAGCTGGAAAAAGCTTTGTCTGAACTCCGCGAATCCGGCTGTTCTGCTTACGCATCAAGCGGTCTATCGTCCTCAGTATATATCTCTATCTCCGGGCGTCAGCTTGGTTGGTGTCCTTACGGAAATGACGCTAAGGGCGGGGATATTCTCCAGGTTACGCCGAACCGAGACTTATGCCGCTTTGGTGCGGATCATGAAATAACGAAGCGCTTTGATGAAATTATCAATGATGAACAAAAGTTGAATGACAAATCAAAGGAAATCAAAGCAATTGTATGGGCGGCGCTAAACTCCGTTACCACCTTGAAACGCCTCATCGAAGTCTGGCCGGAAAGCAAAGAACTTATCCCTGAAAATAGCGATAGCATTAAATCAACCCTTCCCGCTTTAAAGGTTGAAGACCTTAACCGGATGATAGGACTTCCAACAGAAGAAGCCGCCAACTAAGGCGGTTTTTTATTACATCAGGAGTTAACAATGAGCAGAGAAACAGGCGGTCAAGCATTCCCTCGTCAGCAGTGGGACTACGACGGGCAAAACAATGTCCTGCAATACCAGGAAGATGGAATGACATTGCGGGATTACTTCGCAGCAAAGGCGATGGCTGCTGTTGTGCGAAGGTGGGACGGATATTCATTTGGTGGTGGGCCGGAATCACCTCTGTACAAAGAACTTGCCATTGATGCATATAACATTGCCGACGCAATGCTGAAAGCTCGGGAGGCATCATGAGCAGAAACGGCTGGCGCTCTATGAGCTATGCGGCAATGTTTGGTGCTGCTGTATGGGTGGCTGTAATTTACCTTCTCGTTACTAACACATGGTTATGGTCATGATTAATCACAATCTGCTGAGAGCAGCGCAGAGTAAGGCGGCTATAGCTCTGTTTCTGATGGACGGGAACATGTGGCTTGAAGCTACGGAGCAAATGAAAGCTGCGGCTGGTATGCCGTGGTACCGGAAAAACTAACCCTCCCCCACCAACCGAATAAACCAACCAACCTAACCATGTCGGCTATTACAGCGACGGGCTTCGTGCATTCTGAACAGGAGAAATCATGAATCTCTCAATCACCGATAAAGCAGAAATTAAACGCATCATTGACGGACTCGGTGATGCAGATATGGAACACGTACACGCTGAGACTGAGCGCCTTGCTGAATCTTGCGCGGCTATGTTCGACATGATGGAAGAGCATAAGCCCGATGAGTTCACAAAGGACGCCGTGAACTGGCTCAGGGAAGATGACTGTGATGCTCAGGAGAAGGCTGCAGAGAAGTTTTACGACCTGCTGCTTGAGCGGGTTAAGGCTGAGTATGCAATCGGAGTTTTTGTCCGCAGGCATATGTACAGGGAGGTTGCATGAAACCAGGCGTTTACTATGGGATGCCGGATAGTGAATACCACGCAGACCCGGCCATCGGGTCTACCTCGGTAAAGCAAATCAGCATTAGCCCGGCAAACCTATATTTCAATCCATTTAAGGGCAGCAAATCAGCGCACATTGGAAGTGCCATACATTCAGCGCTTCTTGAACCGCATATTTTCAGGGAGCGATACGTGATGCGAGAGGATATTACCACTCGCGCATCAAAGGATTTTAAGGCTCTGGCAGAACGGCATTCACCCGAAAATATCATCATTGGTAGCGAGGTCGAAACCATAACGCGCATGATGGAAACGGCGCAGATGAACGAGGACTTCACCACCTATATGAGCACTAAAGGTGATTCCGAAGTTTCCATGTTCGCAGAGTGCCCGGAGACCGGGCTGATACTGAAATGCCGGTTTGACAGATTATCCCAATCACTCCCCTACCCGCTGGATGTAAAAAGTTGCCGGGATGCTTCTGAGCGCGGGTTTAGCAATGCCGTAGGTCAGTTTAAATACCACATTCAGGCCGCCTTTTATCTCTATGTACTCAAGCTGGCAACAGGATTTGAGGGCAATAACTTTGCCTTTTTCGCCATCGAGAATACCGCGCCATATCGCAATTGCATGTATTACATCGGCGAGGAATCGCTTGAACTTGGTCGCCGTGAAATGTGGGCCGCGCTGGAAAAGATAAAAGAGTGTATGGCAGATGAGTCCATCAGGAATGAGGGGATTGTTCTGCCATCAAACGAAATTAATGTACCGGCGTATCTGCTGGATGATGAATATTCAGATGAGGTGATTCTCTAATGCAAAACAATAACCAGGATAAATTAGCTGACCTGAGAGCAACTGTAATTCCTCGCTCTGACCAGATTAACTTTGAAGATGTTCAGACTCAAAGCATCACAGCGATAATCAAATCAGTCCGCGCTGGCAATGCTGAGCAGCCTGTATTTATTGACCTTGAAGGTTATGAGGGAAGGCCTTACAAGCCATCTAAATCAATGCGCCGCGTGCTTATCGGTGGGTGGGGTGCAGATGGTCATTCATGGGTTGGCAGGACAATTACCATTGCCGGCGACCCATCGGTTAAGTTTGGCGGAATTGCTGTGGGGGGTATCAAAATTCACGCCATGAGTGATATTGATGCTGACTTTTCGATGATGCTTTCGGTATCTCGCGGTAAGCGACAGGAGCACCGTGTTCGCAAGCTGGAAGTAAAGAAAAGCATGACACCTGCGGAAATCCTTGCGTGGTTCAGCAGTGAAGCATTAACGGCCGACATGACAAAACTCAACGGCATCTACTCCCGCACCAAAGCGGCGCTTTCCGCACATCCTGATGAATCTAAAAAAATGGAAGAGGTTTATTCAGCCAGGAAAGGCGAACTGGAGGTGCAATGAATACGCCAGATATCTCCCCGGAAGCGCTTCGCAGCGTCTCCGGGAAAATGGTTGCGTGCCGCGCAGCTGAGAAGCTTGGAATAACCGTTGCCCGCTTCTACTACCTTGCGCAAAGACATCGGGTTAGCACCGCCTATGTCCGGCCGCTGTGGAGTGAAAAAGAAACGCAGAGGCTGATTGCAATGCGCAGAGGTGGCATGACTGTTAAGCGCATAGCCGCAGAACTGAACAGGACCGAGTGGGCCATCAAAAAGAAATTGGGCTATTTGAGAAAGGATGGGCTGATATGACTGATTACGGAGGCTCAACGACACCGAAAAATGAAAGGGATTGCTGGCAAACGCCGATCGAAATATTTAACGCTCTCGACCTTGAGTTTGGTTTCTGGCTGGATGCTGCAGCCTCTGAGACTAATGCGCTATGCGCTCACTATCTCACTGAAATGGATGACTCGTTGAGTAGTGAGTGGGCGTCATTCGGTGCGATCTGGTGCAATCCGCCCTATTCCGATATCGGCCAATGGGTAGAAAAGGCCGCTGAGCAATGCAGGAAGCAAACCCAACCGGTAGTAATGCTGTTGCCCGCTGATATTTCAACAGGCTGGTTTAGTTCTGCGTTAGAAAGCGCCGACGAGCTGCGCATGATTACCGGCGGCCGCATTCAGTTTGTACCCGCGTCAATTACTGGCAAGCGCCAGAGCAATCCAAAAGGCTCCGTCTTATTCATCTGGCGACCGTTCATTAAACCTCGCCACATTATCACGTCCGTTTCGCTGGCTGAGTTAAAGCGGATCGGTACTCTGGAGGCAGCATGACCGCAGAAATTATTGACCAAGCCAGCGAGCTTGAAGAGCTTCTCCGCAATAACGCTATACAGGCCCACCGCATTAACCACAACGCAGTATCAGCAACACACTGCATTGATTGCGGTGATGACATTCCAGAACTGCGCCGGGTGAAGGTGCCAGGATGCCAGAGATGCGCAAGTTGCCAGGGTGATTTTGAGTTGCTGAAGAAGCAAGGGAGGATGTAATGGATTACAGCAAACTGAGTGATGGTGAAATCAGCATTCGAATTGCGTACTTTCTAAAACCCAAATACACCGCAACAATTCATCCACATGATGATTCTGGAGCACAGCTTTCATGGAACTGTCTTAATTCGGTACAGACCACCGGCTACTTTCCATTGAGACGCGCAGAAGAACTTTTCCCTTCCTTGAAGAAGCTCAGAATAGCCATTGAGCCAGCAGGAAAAACGGTATGGAAAGCAAGTCATGAATCTGGCGCTAACGCCACTCACAGAAATCCACTTCGAGCTTTAGCGATTGTCTTCCTAATGATTCAGGAAGCCAGGCTATCACCTTCCTGATGTATACTCCCCTTCATAAACCGAGAGGGGGATTTATGTCACAGTGGAACATTGCAGCCAAATCGAAAGAAGAGCAGGACAAGGTGAACGTTGACCTCGCAGCTTCTGGTGTTGCGTACAAAGAGCGGCTGAACATGCCGGTAGTCGCGGAAGTAGTGGCCAGGGAACAGCCAGAAGACCTGCGTGAGTATTTTATGGAGCGCGTGCGCTACTATCGCGAGCAGAGCATCCAACTACCGCGGGCAAGTGACCCACGCTATATTGAAATGGCTGAGCAGAACGCCAAGAAGTAAACCAACCATCGAATGAACATAACCCGCCGAGTGCGGGTTTTTTATTGGGAGTAAATCATGAGCCACACACCCGGCCCGTGGGAATCAATGTTAATACATGGTGACAACCACATTATTCGAAAGGGCTCCTTCAGAAAGGAAGGAGCAGGATCGGTAAGTTATCAATGCGTCGTTGATTGTGTTGATGATATTGATGATGCGAGGCTAATAGCAGCCGCCCCTGAATTACTGGAGGCGCTGCACAGCATTGTGCTTAACGCCAACCCTGCACTATTCAGCCCGGGACAGCTTGAACAAGCAAGGGAAGCAATCGCCAAAGCAACTGTAACCGCCCGCTGAGGCGTTTTTTTATTGTCGGAGTAACCATGGAATCTCACAGCCTCACGCTCGATGAGGCCTGCGCATTTCTGCAAATATCCAGACCTACCGCTACAAACTGGATACGTTCAGGCCGCCTGCAGGCCACACGAAAAGACCCCACCAAATCTAAATCCCCATACCTCACTACTCGCCAGGCATGCATTGCGGCCCTTAACTCACCGCTGCATACTATCGACGTGAGCGCGGGTGATGCACATAAAGAGGATCGCAAATGTCCATCTTCCGCAGAGGTGAAATATGGTACGCCTCGTACTCGCTCCCGGGCGGGAAGCGAATTAAGGAATCTCTTGGGACAGCGGACAAGCGGCAAGCACAGGAGTTGCACGACAAAAGAAAGGCCGAACTCTGGCGAGTAGACAGACTCGGTGACTTTCCGGATGTGACTTTTGAAGAAGCTTGTTTACGCTGGCTGGAAGAGAAAGCAGACAAGAAATCGCTCGATACCGATAAAGGCCGGATGGGATTCTGGCTTGAGCATTTCGAAGGAGTAAGGATAAAGGATATCACTGAGGCGAAGATTTACGCTGCGGTGAGCAGGATGCAAAACAGGAAGGCAAAGGAGATATGGCAGCAGAAAGTTGAATCTGCAAAGAGAAAGGGTAAGGAAGCGCCAGTATTTGAGCCCAGGCCGGTAACCACATCGACAAAGGCAAAGCACCTTGCGTTGATGAAAGCTATCCTACGCGCCGCAGAACGTGACTGGAAGTGGCTGGAGAAAGCGCCGGTAATCAAGATACCGTCAGTGAGAAACAAGCGCGTTCGGTGGCTTGAGCATGAAGAGGCAAAAAGGCTGATCGATGAATGTCCGGAGCCGCTAAAGTCGGTTGTTAAGTTTGCGCTGGCAACCGGACTGCGTCGGTCGAACATCATCAATCTTGAATGGCAGCAAATCGACATGCAGCGCCGGGTTGCGTGGGTTAACCCAGAAGACAGCAAATCAAACCGCGCTATTGGCGTAGCGCTGAATGAGACTGCATGCAAGACGATTCGTGCTCAGATAGGCAATCATAATAAATGGGTGTTCGTTCACACGAAAGCGTGGCATCGACCGGATCGCTCATTAACGCCAGCGGTAAGGAAAATGCGCGTTGATGATAACCGGGCGTGGAACTCTGCATGCAAACGGGCCGGCATTGAAGACTTCCGCTTTCACGACCTGAGGCATACGTGGGCAAGCTGGTTAATTCAGTCGGGCGTTCCGCTTTCTGTACTTCAGGAAATGGGAGGTTGGGAAAGTATCGAAATGGTCCGCCGATATGCTCACCTGGCACCTAATCATTTAACGGAACATGCGCGGCAAATTGACTCGATTTTTGATGAAGATGTCCCAAATATGTCCCACAAGGAAAAATCAGCAGTTGGAGAAAGTTGATAAGTAGTTGATTTTTAATGGTACGCCCTACAGGGTTCGAACCTGTGACCTACGGCTTAGAAGGCCGTTGCTCTATCCAGCTGAGCTAAGGGCGCATTGAGAAGCGGGAGCTTCG